CTCTTCAACAATGTTGAAATCTGCGCCCCCTAGAATATTTTTCCAAGCATCTGCATGAGAGTCTTTATAAGATTTCAATGCTTTATCTGTATCTTCAATAAAGCCATGAGGAGTCATGATGATTTTACCCCGAGTAGTAACGCCATTAATGTGGTTTTTGTCGATTTGAATATTTGTACGTTTTGCAAATTCGACTTGTTTACCGTCTTTAATAGCTTTAATTTTTGATGTTCCTGCTGACATCACATTACCAAATGTAACAACAAACGTTGCATCAAACCACATAGCATAACCTCCTTTATTCATCAACTTAGGTTGACCCATAGGAGATTCCGGTTTTAGAGTCCATACCTTATTAATACACACAAGGGTATTGGTGTATGGGCTACTCTCTTTACGAGACATTACTATGCGTTGATTAACGTTGTTACCAAATTGGGTGGACATTGCACCTGCGTTCCATTCGTTGTTATTTTTATTTGAACGAACTGATAATTCACAAGGTACTGATCCGATTGAATCCCATAGGAAAAGTAAATTATAAGGTAAATTGCCTTTCTTTTGTTCATCAAGCAAATCAAGAATAAATGCAGCTACATCTTCAATAGTGTTGATGGTTTCACGGTCAACATAAATGAAATTACCATTGTAATCTACAATTTCACCTGTAGATTCGTCTACAACTTCATTTACTTCTAATCCCATTTGAACAGCATGTTCCCAGTTCCATTTCATCTCAGTGATAATGAATACTGGAAGAATGCCTCGCTTTTGGGCTGATACGGCTGCTTCAATTAAAGCAGTTGTTTTACCCGTATCAGAGTGCCCACGAAGCAATACAATGTGACCTTGAGGAATACCTGGAACCGAAGTAGTTTCTTGGTATGCTTCCGAAAGTGGAATCCAGGTTTGTTCTTTAAACTTAGCTTTTGATGTAAGTCCTTTCTTATTCTTAAAGCTATCTAAGTTAAAATTCGCTTTAATTTCAGAGGAGACTGCCTCCGATAGGGACTTGGATGTTTTTCCTCTTGCCATGTGTCGTTAATTAAAATGGTAAATCGTCGTCTTCTTCATCTCCAAACAAATCATCAAATTGATCTGTTTTTGATTTTTTTACAACAGGTTTAGTTGATAAGCTGTAATTTGATTTTGGAGCTTCTTTAATATCAGAATCAAAATCCTCAGCTGGTTCAGAAACGATATCACCTTCTTCAGTATCCTCAGGTGACAACCATTCTTGAAGAGCACCTTTCATTTCATCGTAAGAAAGTGGTTTAAATACTTTTTTAGGATCAGGTTGTTCTGCTAGTAATTTTTCAACTAATGCTTCGTCATCAGACAAAGTTGAAGTTTTCATTGATGGAGAAATAGTAGTTTTATTATAAGGAGTACCAGTAGATTCAGGACCTACAGTATTCAATTTAATATCACGACCATTCAAGATATCAGTAAAATCTCCTACTTCCTCATCAGCAGCCATTTGCAAGAATGCTTCGTAAATTTCTTTACCAAACTGCCACAACTTTACACCTTCAGATTCTTCACCACGTACAATTACAGGAGCAAATACACGAGTTTTAGCATCTAATTTTTTAGCCAAACGCCAGTTTTCTTTGTCGTTTGATTGACGCAATTGTTTAGAAAATTCTTTGATTGGATCTTTTTCACCCCAGTTTAAAGGTGAGGGCATTACCTTTTTAGAACCAATTCCATAATAGAATTGCATTTCCGTAAAAGGGTTTGAGGTGTTGTACTTGAAAGGTACTACACGGATGGTTTGTTTACCGACTGACGGCTTCCAGAACAATTGTTTTCCATCGCCTTTGTTCTGACCAGTAGATGCAGTTTGCATCTGATTAAGGCGCGCTTTGATTTCGTTCAAATCCATAATAACTAATTTTTAATGTAACTAAATATAATAACTTTTGATAGAAATACCAAATTAAAGTTCAATAATTTTGAAAATCTTTGTATTCAACTGTTTCAACTCATTGTGCTGAGTAAGTAAAATACAGTTTTTGTAATGTTGCCAATCGATTTTGTACTTTGTATCAACAACACCACCATTTAAACGCTTAATGAGTTCATTTAAAGCGTTAATAGTATAAAGAGTATTCGTATCTTTCTTACGATGTACTAGAATTGTATTTTCAGGAATATCATTAAGGTTGCCTTGGTCTACGTTATAAGTAATAACGTATTCATTGTTGCTCTTAACATGCAACACAAACATCTTGTTATACATAATGCTATAACGAGATGATAAATCCTCTATCATCACATCTAAATTTTCTAATGATGTGAATGTGCAAAATAACTTGTTGTTCAAATCTATAATATTTTCGGGTTGTTCAAAGTCGTATCGTCCCGAATACATATAGTTAACTTTCTGTAAAGTCGTAAGTGTCTCCATAACTAATTTTTGCGCTCAATTTAAAGCTTTCTATTACATTTTTAATTTGTTTTAAAACTTGTTTATCTTCCTTATCATAGTCAAACAAAAACGCATCATAGGTGTACAACACGAGTTTTGTTTTTTTACCTCTTAATAATTTCAATATTTCCCACAATATAAGCACATTGGTTGATGTCTCCAAGTTTTGTAAGACGTAATTCAATAATTTTTGTGGGTTCATATTTTCGGTGCTTTCTCTCCTCAAGATATATTTTGATTGAGGCATCTCAATCCATCCTTGGTATTGAAAAGTATCCCACAAATCATCAGTATATACTCTTACTTTTTTAAAGAATTCCAGGTCTTTATATTGATCGAAAACTCCTCCGTATAGTTGTTTAAACGTTAATTCTTTGGCTTTTTGGTAGTCCACCCCGTACATTTTTGCAAAACTAGCATGAATGTCGTTGTCCCCAAAATCATAATTGATAAGGTGAGCCAATAAACTAGGATGATAGGCACTAATATCCAACTCAACAAAAATATCATTGCGAGGTATAAAAGCTTTCCTACAACCGTTTTCTTTATTAAGCGCCGCATAATTTACTCCATTAAATGAATTAGAAGGTCTTGTTGTTAATGTTTTTAAATTGTATTGGGTGTAAACAAAATCATCTTCAATAGGGTGAAAATGCTGTTCAAACAATTCTTTATTTACTTTTATTCCGTTTGCTTCAATAGCGGAAAACACAATTGAACTACGTTTATTAAACCATTGACAATAATCATCTTTACATTTGATGTTAAATAGGTTTAAATCTTGAAAAATAGATTCACAATACTCATAATGTTTTACTACCGGAACTACCCTGTTAGAGTTAGGAATGTTTTTTGAATAAATCCACTTATGTGCTTGTGTTAATTCTGGTATATATGTATTATATGTGGGTGAAATGTCAAAAAGAGCTTTGAGAGGTAGATATTGTAATGCCGATTTTTTATCACGCACATATATCTTATCTATGGTGTTTAATACCGCAACTACACTGTCTATAGTTAATGACATTGCCTCACTATGGTCAATGGATACCATGTACCCCTTTTGCGCTATAAGCGGGCGTACATATAATAAAGAAATGTTATCGAGGATTGGGTGTTTATTTGGGTCTTGAGGAATTATCTCTAAGAACACTTCACTATAACCTCGATAATTGAATTTCTCTAATTGTTCATTATCTTCTATTAACCAAAACATTTAACTTAAAATACAAAACCTTTTTTAATAAACCAATTTAAGGTTTATAAAATTCGGCGTAGTTGGTAAAATACTTTGTGAATCCTAAATAATTAAGAGTATTTTCATAGTATTCTACTAAATCATAATTTTCTTGAGCAACAGATTCTTCATTTTCTCCTAAAATAACCCAATTTAATTTAAAGGTATTATACAACTTATAATCATAGTTAGAATCTCCCGATTCTAAACTATCAAACGTAGTTTTATCAATTTCAAGGTAAACGTTACGATTAGATTGTTTAGCAAAATATCGAAGATAAAAACCATTTAAATAATCATCACTCGTAGGGATATTTAAAGTATATTGGGGAGATTTTAAAACAGGAGGATTA